CGCACCGGGGATCCTAGGCATTTTTGGAAGCGCATTACTATTTGGCTCAGAAATGGGGCAGATAGTGACTTTTTTCCAAGAAGTACCCCATGTGATTGAAGAGGTGATGAATGTGGTTCTGATAACCTTAAGTATTCTTGCAATATTGAAGGGCTTGTACAATCTATTGACCTGTGGCATAGGTAACCTAATAATCTTCCTGCTCCTTGCAGGGAGATCATGTGAAGCTACCGATGGAAGCCTCTATAAAGGGGAATTTAGGCTCCAAAACATAACATGGAACTCAGCATCACTTAATGAAACAATGCCTCTTTCCTGTTCAAAAAACAACAGCCATCATTACATATATCTTAAGAACGAGACAGGACTGGAAGTGACACTCACAAACACTTCTATACTCAACCATAAGTTCTGTAACCTCAGTGATGCTCACAAGAAGGCATTGTATGATCATAGTTTAATGGTAATTGTGACACAATTTCACCTTACTATACCAAATTTTGGCCAATGGGAGGCAATGTCCTGCGACTTTAATGGCGGCAATATAACAATACAGTACAATTTGTCACATTCTACAGCCGTTAAAGCAGCAAACCACTGCGGGACTTTAGCCAATGGGATACTAGAAACATTTTTCAAGATGTTTTGGGGTAGAGACATCAGTAATGCATTTCAGATACCTGACAATGGAGTTTTGAGAAATTGTTTCAAAACATCCTATAAATATTTAATAATACAGAACACCTCTTGGGCTGACCATTGTGTCATGTCAGTACCCCATCCCATAGGTCCCATTTCTGTGTTAAATTCACAGGTACGTTCTATTTATCTCTCCAGGAGGCTGAAAGGGACTTTTTCATGGTCTCTAAGCGACTCAGAAGGTAACTCAATGCCTGGAGGGTACTGTCTTGAAAAATGGATGTTAATTGCAGCAGAAATGAAGTGCTTTGGCAACACAGCAATAGCAAAATGTAATTTAAACCATGATTCAGAATTTTGTGACATGCTGAGACTATTCGATTACAATAAGCAGGCTATTGAAAGACTAAAAGGAGAACTTGAACAAACACTTAACACCTTTAGAAAAGCTGTCAATGCATTGATCAATGACCAATTAATCATGAGAAACCATCTAAAGGATTTAATGGGGATACCCTACTGTAACTACACAAAATTTTGGTATCTAAACAGCACAAAAACTGGTGTTGTCTCACTACCCAAATGCTGGTTGGTCTCAAACGGAAGCTATCTTAATGTCACTCATTTCAGCAATGATATCGAGCAGGAGGCTGACAACATGATAACAGAAATGTTAAGGAAGGAGTACATTGAGAGACAGGGGAAAACACCACTTGGGCTTGTCGACATCTTTTTGTTCACCACAAGTTTCTATCTGGTGACAGTGTTCCTACACTTGGTTAAATTTCCGACACATCGACACATCGTTGGTCAAGGATGTCCAAAGCCACATCGTTTAACATCCATGGCCATTTGCAGCTGTGGGGTGTATGGTCAACCTGGCCTGCCAGTCAAATGGAAACGCTAACCTGCCTTCCCCAGCAGGCCCCCGTGACCCACCACCTTTCGGTGGTGGGTCACGGGGGCACTCCTTACTGGTTTAGAGTGTCACTTTCTTTGTGCTTGTTCTAAAAATCAAGTCATTTGGTAGAATGGGGTTGACTTTGGTTGGCACGGTGCCACCATTTGTGGCTGCCTCGAACATTAAGCAGTCCATCAAGGCACAGTGAGGTGTTATCTCCATTTTCCCCTTCTTTGTTTTCACCACAACAACACCTGTGTGAAGTTTGCACAACCCTTTATGAAGATCCCAAACTTTATCCTCAAACTGTCTGGATGCTTCTTTAGATAGAGAGACGTCAATGGTTTTTATATCTCTCCTACCTTGACTTTTCAGCAGATCCATTATGTCTTCTGACCCTTGACAAGTCAAGACCATATTTTGTGGTAAATGTTCAATCACTGCACTTGTTAAACCAGGTTGTGATGGAAATAGATCAGTTATGTCAATACCATGACTGAATTTTGAGTCTTGTTTAAACTGTTTAATGTCAACTGGCTCTCTATAAAAGTGAACCACTTGACCATTTGATGGTTGATACAGGGCCACTTCTACAGGGTCATTCGCTCTCCCTTCTATGTCAATCCATGTTTTTGCATTGGGATCAAGACCTGACATTAGGTCCTTAAGAAGCATCATTTGTGAAAAAGACAGTCCAACTGGTGGGGTACCAGGGGGTCTTTTCTCAGGAGAGTTTGATTTGGTAGATTGGCCTCCGGCACCCAGATCCACAATAGTGTTGTCCCAAGCCCTGCCTTGTATAGCTGTTCTCGATGATATGTAGGGCCATCCATTACCTGAAAGACACACCTTGTATAAGATGTTCTCATAAGGGTTCCTTTCTCCTGGAGACTCTGTGATAAACATACCATACTGCCTCTTCACTTTCAGTATTGACTGGAGGATTGACTCAACATTCTGTGGGGTGACTTTCAGACTTTCCAGCATGTTCCCCCCATCAAGCATGACTGCACCAGCCTTCACTGCTGCACTCAAACTAAAATTATAGCCTGAGATGTTGATAGATGATTGCTGTTCCTGAATGATGTTCAAGATTGGGTGAGTCTCACTCAACTTCTCCAAGTCCGTCATGTTAGGATACTTAGCAGTGTAGATCAGCCCTAAATCACTGAGGGCATGAACAACATCAGATAGTTGAACCTGGCCTTGTTTTGCCATGCAAGCCATTGTCAGGCTAGGCATAGTCCCGAATTGATTATTTAAAAGAGATGAATCCTTTAAGTCCCACACCCGTACAATGCCATTGCCTTGAGGTCTTGCCCCACTCATTCCAACCATCTTTAGCAGTTTTGCCCTCTGTTCTAATTGCTGCCCGGTCAGGTTGCCCATATACACACCTGCACTTAAAGGTCTCTCAGTTCGGATTACCTTTGCTTTGAGTTTCTCAATGTCAGCAGCCAGGGTCATCAGGTCATCAGCTGACAATTTCCCCACTTTTAGGACATTTTTCTGTTGGATGGATTTCAGTTCAACAAGGTTGTTGACAGCTTGGTTGAGATCTCTGAGCCTTTTCAGATCTGAATCATCTCTCTTTTCCTTTCTCATCATCCTTTGAACATTCACCACTTCAGAGAAGTCTAAACTGTTCAAAAGCATTTGAGCATCTCTTAGTACCTGTGACTTCACACTGGCACCAAACTGAGACAATTCTCTCCTCAAAGCAACTGTCCACTGAAAGGATTTGATTTCCTTTGAGTTGGACATGTTTGCCAAAGTTTTGCAAAGTGGAATTTGCGCTCTTTTAAGCCTAGGATCCACTGTGCG